GCCGTGATGTTGAGCGTCAGTCCGCTGCCAATGCCCGCCTGCGGCTGGATCGGCGTGGTCGCGACGTTGGTGGTCCCGGTGTAGGTCGTGCCGGCATTGACCAGTGCGACCGCCGTCGCCGGGTTATTGGCAATCGCGGTGATCTGGATCTCGGGATACGCCGATTGCGTGCCCCCGTTGTTCGCCTTGAGCACCACCTTGTCGCCAAGCTGATACAGCGAGCCGCCCTGGATTGTGCCACCCGTCAGAGGCAGTCCACCTGGCACAAGCCATGCGCCGGTCCCGTCCAGGATCAGAAGCTGCTTGGTGTTCTGGAACATCGACACCGGCCCGGTGGTGCCGTTTACAGTGCCCAGGAGCGTCTTGGTGGCGTTTGCCGAGACGCTGTAGACTTCGCCGCCAGAGACCACATACAGCGTGTCGTTAAGCGGCAACATACCCCGGATCGGCCCGTTACCCACCGTGTAAAGCAGGTCCAGGCCCGACATCAGCCGCAGGTAGCCGGGAACGATGCCGTCCTTCGTCTCAATAATTTCGCAGGCTAAATTGATGGCTTCATTGTCTGCGGCATTAGGAGAACGTTGGGTAGAAAATCCCCCAAGGATTGGAGAGGGTTTAGCTGGCATTGGGGGACTTAAAGCGGCCGGTTACAACGTCTCTATCAAGCCGGGTGTTTTGATTTTGCTCCTGGACTGTGGCCCATTTGCAGTTTGATTTCTCATAATCTCCGTTGTTGTCGATACGCTCAAGTGTGAAGCCCGGTGGAGGATCACCCATATCTCTGTTCCAGTTTTCGAACACCATCCATTCGTCGCAGACTTTGATCCCCCGGCCACCGTAATGAAGCCATCTCTGAGCCTTGGGGTTGGTGCAGCGATAAACCATATCGCGCCAAACCTGATATGCGCTACTGCCAGCGCGGCCGTGTTTCGTTCTGGCTTTGGCGATCAGGCTCGCCTTTTGACAACCGCACGAAACCGATTTCCCCTCGCGAAGCGTCTGAGCAACAACCTCGCGCTCAGTTCCACAATCGCACCTGCAAAAATAGACCGTTTGTCTATTCTCGTTCAGTCCCAGGAATTTCAGGACAGACCAATAGCCAATAACAGTGCCTTCGAGCGGTATCCGATTTGGCATAACATTTCTCCCCCCTTGGACTGGGGGCACATTTACACCATCCCGGATTCCTGCAAAACAGTAGGCAGCGGTCATATTCTGCCGCTTCCCCGGTCAGAGTATATGTTATAGACTTGGTTCCCTCTGCTTATTAATTCCGGGTCGAATACTGCGATTTGTGTCCGCATATTATTCCTCTTTACGGTCGCCTTGCTCTCGCGGGCCTCCAGCCGGATATCCGGGTCAAGCTGGCTGTCCAGAAAGTATGGCTTCAGCATGACCGCCAGATTTGTCGAGATCGCCCGCTTGTAACCCGGTGGCAGGCTCAGAGCCTGATTTGGAGTGCTGAAATCGACCAGTTGCAGGTAGCTCAGGAACGAGCACGTATAGCCAACATTGGGCGTCGGCCAGATATTGATGATCCCCAACGGGAATTGCGGGTCATAGAACAGGTGGTCGGGCAGGTCCGAACTGGCGACCGCGGTGGTGATCGTGTTCCATGCAAGCTGGTCATCGACGCTCATCAGATATTTGTTCTTATTGGCGTCGAGTAGATACGCCGAGCCGGGAGCGTCACTGACCCGGAGCGGCCGTGTGCCGTTGATAGCCCCACCTGGTCCGACGGTGTATTGCGACTTGTTCGGGACCAGCGTGAAGGTCTGGGTGAGCCACGCATAGCAGGTCAGGCTTTCGTTCGACCAGAGATCCATCATGTCGTTGAGGACCTCGATGCCCTTTGCCAGATCAGCATCGGAGAGGGGCTGATCGGCTGGGTAGACCTGCAACATTTGCAGCGCGTCAGAAACAAGACCAGTGGCCGTCGTGGTCGCCATTTGAGTATCCGAGCTAAATTGAATTAGCCCGAGGAGGCCCGTCTCGGTCCGGCTGGCGTCACTCTACCATTCGGCGTCGGATAATCTCAACGCTCCATAAAAGAACCCCGCCAACCGGGGGGAGGCGGGGCACAGGTTAGGGAGGAAAAAACGTCCAAGACCCCGGACGCATCACTGAACCGGAGCGTCGCCACCCTGTTCGGCTGGGATGGATTCGGTCAATTGCGCTTTGCGCCGAGCCAGACCCGCCTTGATCGCCTCGGAGTGGTCGCGCTTCTGTTGCGCGGTCCGGACGACTGGCTTGCGAGCCTTCTTGGGTGCGGCCTTTTTGGCTTTGACCGGGCGCAGCGACTGCTCGCTGTATTCTTCGATGATCAGCGGTGGGCCGTCCATCTTTTCCAGCGCACCGAGGGCCTTCTCCATCAGGACGGCCAACTTATCGACCTTGGAATCAAGGCCGACCAGCTTATCGACCTTCGCTTCCAGGTCTTCGATGCGAAGCTGATCCAGGGACTTCTGCTCCCACGGCGCTGGATGAGCCAGAGGGTCAGGCGACACGCTCTCAGTGAGGGCAGGAATTGGCGCGTTGGGCACCACTTCGATGTTGAGCGCTGGCGCCGTATCCTCCGCGACAATCTGGGTCATGGTCGGACCGCCGAGCACCTTCTGCTCTTCCTCGGCGTTGTTGCAGAGCGTGCCCTGCACCCACTTTGGGTATTCGAGCGGCTTGTAAGTCATCTGATTCGGGATCTGGCCGGCACCGACAGCACGATCAAACGCCGCAGCGTCGCACTTCCCCTGGCTCTCGTAGCCGAGCGAGGCGTGATATTCCTCATCCGCCTTGGTCTTGACCAGCACGGGGGGAAACCGGACCGGCGTGCCGATCCCATGATAGGTGAACCCGGATGGATGCTTGATCGGATCGCTCGGCTTACCCGGCTGATATTGCGGGTGCGTCATCATCTTCGGGTATTCTTTGTAGTCGATGGTGGGTCTGCCTGCGGGGATAATGCCCGCTCCTGGGACCTGCATCGTTCTTTGTGCGGTTTGGTCAATCACGCTTTCTTCTTCCTGCCGATGATCTTGCCCAGCGCCTCTTTCTCGCTCTGAGCGTGCTTGTGGACGTGGGCCATGAGTTGCGGATCGTTCTTGATCTCGTGCGCCCGCTTCAGGGTGTGCAGCGCGTCCTGCGCCTTGTATTTCATTTCGTCCTCGTGCATCGCCGCGGGCATAGCGGTCGCCATGCTCATCAGAGCGTTGCCGCCCTTCGACTTGCCCTTTTTCGGTGGTTTCATGATGCTGGTTCCATTTCAGCGAGTTTCTGCTTGGCCATTTCGACAGCCGGCGCAAAGCTGGCGGTCCAACGCTTCCGCCCCAGGTGGCTCAAGGTGATTTCGGGATCGACCCACATCCGGCCGCCCTTGGCCCGCCACCGGTTGGCGAAGTCCACGTCCTCGCCCCAGCGCTGGCCCTCGTAATACCCGGTGTGGAAGATGTTCTTGATGTGCTCGGTCACCCCATCGGACCGGTGATGCGGGTAGGTCGGCTGATCGGCGGCCATCAATTCGATGGCGTGCCGTTTGATCCGCATGAAACCGGTCGGCAGGAACACCGCCTCAACCAGTCCGTTCTTCTCAATCAGTTTGCGGTTGCCGTCGGTCTCCAGCGAAATCGGGAAGCCGATCGGGTCCTGCTTCAGCGGGTAGACGCCGCCGACAATGTCTTCCTTGCGGTCCAGCAATTTGAGAACGCCATCCGACGTCCAGCCCAGGTCATCGTCAATGAAAAACAGGTCGGTCGCTTGCGGGAATTCATGAAGGAATTGATGGCAGAGCACGTTTCTCGCGTGGTCGATAAAGCAGATCCCGGCCTGAAGACGAACCGTGTGATCAATCCCACGCTGGCTCAGCGCCACGCTGGTGTGAATATAGGAACTGAAATAATCGAGATCGACTTTGGCACTCAGGCAGGGCGTAGCGAACAGAACGAACATCATTTGCTCCTTGACTGTCCGCTTCCTGCCCTCTGCTCACGGAGTCATGTCAAACTTGAAGGGGGTCCGAGAACCAGACCCCCTTCGTTGTTCGATTACGGCGTGTGCAGACCCAACTGTGCCAGCACAGCTTCGCCGCTGCTCTTCTGGGACGGCAGAACGGTGCCAGACCCAGCGGCCGGTGCAGAGGTCGAGAAATACGCGATCGAGTAAAGCTCGGCCGGTGGAACGATCGCGGCGCCAGAGTTGTTCGCGAAGTTGATCGCCAGCGTGTTGGCGGCCGACACACGCACTCCAGCCACGGTGAGGTTCGCAGTGACCGTCGGCTTGGTCACATAGACCTCGGTGCCCGCCACCAGTCCTGCCACGGTGAAGGTCTGTTCTGCGGTGGTGTTGGCCGCGACAGAGGCAGGCGTCAGGGTCTGGGTGATCCGGGTCATCACCGGAGCCGGCGAAATCGCTGCCATCAGAGCGAAGGTGTAAGTCTCCGCCGCGGTTGGCGTGATGGTCGCCGCCGTCAGGTTTTGGAACTGGATCGCGACCTGTCCAGCGCTTGCGACCCTGGCGTTCAGGATCATCAGACCGGCCTGAGTGGTCGGCTTGTTGACGAACACCACCTGACCGGGCTGTGCACCGGTAACGGCGAAATACTGCTCCACGGTCGTGTTCGGACCGACCGCTGTCGGCGTCAGTGCCTGGGTCTGCGCGAGCGCAGCACCGATGGTGATGACGTCGTAGGTCTCAGTGGTGGTCGGGGTGATGGTGGCCGCGGTGTCGTTGCCGAAGGTCACCTGGACGGTGTTGGCGGCCGACACACGCCCGGTTCCGACCAAGAGGCCGGCCTGGGTCGTTGGCTTGTTCACCACGGCGACCATATCGGTGGCGAGCACCCCGGTGATGGTCATTGCCTTCTCGGCCGACGTGTTCGGGCCAACCGCTGACGGGCTCTGGGTGGTCGCCCAGATCGTCACGTTGGCCGTTACCCGCTGCGGCAGGCCGTTGGTGCCCGGCTGCACCACGGGAGCGGTGCCGAAGAACCCGACCTTGTCGGCAGCCGACCGGCCCAGACTGGTTCCCGGCCCACCCATTTCACCGTTGCCGTCCGACAACTGACGGACGTTTGAAGTCGTCGTTACAGTGCCGACAGTGGTCGGCTCGTTCGTTCCAGACATTAGTCTGCTCCTTCAATGCGCTGCACCGGGAGGACTTCCGCCATTCCCCAGTTTGGCCGCTTACCCTTGATGACCTGGCGATTGATTGTTTCGGCGATGGAACCGCACGCATCGCGCCCCATCATGGGCGAGGCATGGAACATTTCCCCGGTGGTCTTGTCCGGAACCATGACCTGGAAAAGCTGATCTTTCTTTTCTTTGGTCATTTTCGCCGCGATCTCGGGTGGCGTCGGACGGCCATTGGCCTCCTGCTCCATCTCCGACCGCATTGCTTCCGAATAGGCACCGTTCAGGCGGCGGCGAGCCAATTCACCCAAGAACCGGTTCGCCGGACGCTTCTGAAACTGCTCCAGCCGACGTTGCGCGCGGTTACTCATCAGTTGGTCAACCGGCAGGCAAGCTGCTGATAGAACGTGCTCACACCGTAAAGGATGTCGATACGGCATGGGGTGACGTCGTTCCACACGTCGTAGGCCCGGACGATACGCATCGAGATATTGCGGAACATCTGACGTGCTGCGAAATCGACGCCGCCCGGAAGCTCCATCGGCACGCACACGAGACCAAAGGCATCGCGGGTGAATGCGATGTTCTGGAAGTATGTCGTGCTCGCGGAGCCCTTGACGGTGATCGCCGCACCATTGGCTGGTGATGCGTCCACGTTCTGATAGGCGCCAGTGGTCGTGATGGCCGGCGAGATGTTGAGGGTCGCGTTGCCACCCGCGTCACTGTTCGTGATCGAAGTGATAACGAAATCCTGCAAGGTCCCGGTGGAGATGAAGCCATTCGGTCCCGGCTGCGCGTTGACGTTGTGCACGCCAGCGAAGTTGACCACGTCGCCGACCGCCAACAGGCCGTTGATCGAAGCAGTCCAGCCATTGGTGACGATCTGGGAACCGGTCTGAGCGGCGCCGTTGACCAGCGGAGTTCCAGCGTAGGCGCCAACGGTCTGAGCCTGGACGTTTTGATCCAGATAGATTTCGAAGTTGGCGATGACGGCCAGGAAGCCCTTGAGGGCCGGCTCGGCGACAGAACGAGTGAACAGGTTCGACACGCCGTTCGCCAGAGACCAGTAGGCCGCGGCATTCAGGATCAGCGTGCGGCCTTCCTGCGGTGCGGCGTTTTCGTCCATGCGCTGGCCAACCGCGGCGATCGACGAGAACGCGGCCGGTGGCGAGCCAGGAGTGCCGACCTCGTTGTTGATCTGGTTGAACAGTTGCAGCAACGATACATCGACGGTGTTGGCCAGGGTTTCGGCGGCTGGCTTGCAATACCGCTCCGAGTATTCCTCGATCGTCAGCGTCAGTTCCTGCGAACTGAACTGGAAATCGACGTGAGCCTGGGTCGAGATCGAGATCGACGTTGAGGGCTCGGTGATGTCCTGGATCTGGAGCGCCGGCCCCAGGGTCACGGTGAAGCGGTTCGGCTTACGCACCGTCAGGGTGGTGCCGATCTTCACGAACTGGTTCTCGAACTGGCGATTGACCTTGGCCGCTGCGACCAGGTTGTTCGTCAGAATTGTCAACGTCTCCTTGGTGATCAAGGCAGGCGTCAGAAGTGCGTTCGCAGCCACGGAATTCTCCTTCGCCACTCAGGGCGACTGACAAGGTTTCACTGGTGATGTCCCCGGCCGTTCCGGGTGTGGTCTGAAACCCCGCCGTGGCGGGTAAGGTAGGCAAACCCCGCCGTAGCGGGTCGTTGGTCGTCATCCCCGCCGAAGCGGGTCTATTTCCGTTTGCCGGCTGGCTTTGACGCCTTCGGCACGGTGATGACAGCCTTGCCGGCGTTCACCGCAGCAAGTTTGGCATGACCGTATTTCTTCACGGCTGAAGTCCGCATGACGAACTCGCCGACCTGGGCCGGGATTTTGCCGTGGTCTTTGCCTACCGGCTTGCCCGAGACCTTCTTGATGAGGCCGCCTTTGGCTGCGCCCGTCTCGCTGGTCACCATGTGGTCGCGAGCGGCGCGAGCCTTGTCGTCGATGTCAGGCCGATCCGGCGATGCAGGCGCGGACGTGTTCATCCGCTTATCGGGGTTGTCCCGCATCGGACGATTTTTGCTCAGGTTTTCGATCCAGGGATTGGAGCTTTTGCCCAGGTCCAGAGTGCCAACGGTTGAGGCCATCAGTGCAGTCCCCCGTTCGGGAAGAATGGGCGCCGCTCTGCCATCGTCGCCTGGGTGCGCCGCTTGTAGTAGCTGTCCATGTCCTCATCGTCGGGGCTGGTCTGCACCGGTTCGTTCCGGGCGCCGTCGATCGGCTTGATGGGAGCCGGAATACGGGTGCGCGTCCGGGCCGTTGGCGCAGACAAACGACCGGAGATTTTCATGATCTCGCCGTATTGCAGGATCGGGTTTTGAAGCTCGGCGATCCGCACCGATTCCTCGGGATTGAGGGCGAGCCAATAAGCGACGTCGGGACCGTTATCGGTTCGCGTCATGGCCGTTGCCATCACTTCGGTCACCGTGGGTCCGCCGTCGGCCGGCGCCCGCATCACGATCTCGTCGTAGTCGCCATACTTCTCCTGCGCTGCGGCGGTCTTCGCCTGCCATTCGAGCGCGATCTTGGCATTCTCTTCGGCGACCAGAGCTTCCTGCTCTTCCTGCGCCTTCTTGTCGGCGGCTGACTTTTCTTCGGCGGCGATACGATCGGCCTCGGCCTTTTCGGCAGCCTGTCTCTTATCGAATTCACGCTGCTGATCGCGCTTGCCCCACTCAACCAGTGCTTCGGCGAACTGATCCGGGTCATCGAAGTCTTCACGGCTCGGCCGCGGGTCGGCTTTCGGCTCTTCGCGAGGTCCGGCAGCCTCAAGTTCGGCGATTTTCTTCGCCAGCGCTTCCCGCTCGGCCGCGACCGCCTCTTTCTCCCTGGCGACACGTGCGGCCTCGGCCTTGGCCGCCTTCACTTCATCACGGAACTTGCCGACGACATTTGCGTTGGCAGCTTCCCAGGCCTTGTCCCATTTCTCGTCGCCGACCTCGGCCTTGGCCGCATCACGGATAGCCTGCACACGCTCGGCAGACTTCTTGCGGATGTCGGCTACCTGCTTCTTGAAGGCGAACGGTGCGTTCTCATCGACCTGGATGCCGTCGTCCTCGTCCGGCTTGCCCTCATCGGGTTTCGCCTTCGCATCGACCGGCTTCTCTTTGCCGTCCTCGGTCAGTTCGGCTGTAGCAGGATCGCCTTTGCGCGCCGCGGCTGCGAGTGCTGCCTCTTCAGGCGATATCTCTTTCGGGACGCCGGCAGTCTGGTCGCCCTGATCATTTGAAGCTGACTCGGGTGGCCGAACAATCTGGGCCAAGGGTGCATCTGAAGTTGCAGCCAACGGGATCGAAGGATTGAAGATGATGTCGTGTTGCGGACGAGCGGCAAGCGCCATGAGTGGTGAATATCCCGATAATCTTGGATTCCATCACCCGTGGATGCTCGTCACGGTCCGAATAGTCCGCTCTCTAAACTGTTGGATTCCCTGGCGTCAAGTCTCACGGTTTGAGTTCGACGCTCCAATACAGCCATTCACTCCAGTTTTCTCTGGTTTCCGGGTCAAGAAATTCCATACCCGCTCTGAGCAATTCCATTGTTGTCGGCTGCCGCGGTGACTTCAACGGCCGCATCCCCGAACCCTTCTTGCCCGACCAGTTCGCCGGCAGGTTCCGCTTCGCGATGTTGCAGGCGACGCAGCACGACAGGATGTTGGACCAGACTGTCTGACCACCCTTTGACTTCGGGATGACGTGGTCGAACGTCAGATCCCGGCTTTCGAAGCGATCACCGCAATACTGGCACCTGAAACGATCCCGCAACAGAATGGACCGGCGGCAGAACTTTGGGGCTGCGTTGATCGGCACATATTCGTTGAGCGCGATCGTTTTGGGCACCAGGATCTCGCGGCTTGGCGAGCGGAATGCCTCGGTCCACTCCTCGACGACTGTAGCACGACCACGATAGACCGCCTTCACCGCCTCCTGGCCGCTGATCAGCGACAGGGGATAGGTGGCGATCGGACGATAGTCCGCGTTCAAAACGAGGGTGCGGCGGTCTGTAGCGGCGATCATGGGAGCTATCTAACAGCTTTTGAGTGGAGCCCGGTCAGGGAATCGAACCCTGGTCGGCCGCTTACGAGGCGGCTGCTCTCGCCACTGAGCTAATCGGGCAGTTGGAGGGCCAGGTGGGAATCGAACCCAACCATTGACACGGGTTAAGAGCCCGCCGCGCGCACCAGTGATCGCATCTGGCCCGTATTGGTGCGCCACCCCGGAGTTGAACCGGGAAAACTCCCGCTTTTGAGGCGGGCGACTTTACCTTTTGCCCAGTGGCGCAATTGGTGACCCAGGGTTGAATCGAACAACCGCGTCCAACCTTCGGAGGGTCGGCGCCGAAATCCATCGGCTGGGCCTTACCACGTTACTTCGTCCAGGTTTCTGCCGGGCCGGCCGTTCTGGCCAGGGACAAGCCTTATGATGACGTAACGCTTCCCGTCAAACGATTCAGGCCCAACCCGCACAACCTTATCAACGGACGGTAAATATATCAGAATGATGTCGATTTCGGCCTTGGAATAGGTCTTTCCGTTCCTTTTCGCCAATCCCAAGTGGACGGAACACCCAACCATCTGTCGGTCGCAATACTTGATTTGGGCTCGCAACAGACGCTCGCCATCGTCAAGAACAGCGTCATAGCGGCATTCGATTGTTGGCCGGCTGATAATGAACCCCAACTCCGCCGCACGAAGCGAGCATTTCAACATCGCAATTTCCCCCTTCTGGACCGTGGTCAGGCCGCGAATGCCGGCGTTCGATAGAGGGATCGCACCACGCATAAGGCCGGCGGTAATCGCTTTCGAGCGGCGCAGTGCCTCTAAACGTGTTTTTTCGCGTTCGTCCTTTGTCAGCGGATGTCTGCGTAACACCAAAGAGGCCGAGGACTTCGCTATTCCCATTCGAGCGGATATCGCGGAAAGCGGCAGCCGCTCCTCGACGCGAAGCCGGACCATCTCGGAGATGATCGAAGTTGACAATCGTTTTGGCATAGCGAACCGGGAATTGTGTAAAACGTCTCGGTTCGAATGTCGATTAGTTTTTGGGTGACCCGCCGAGGGATCGAACCTCGCGACATGGGCTTAGAAGACCCTGTCCGCAGCCAGCAGGCGGGCCGAGTTTTGGAGACCCTGGAGGGATTTGAACCCCCATCCTTGCGGTTCGTAGCCGCCTGCACGGTCCAATCGTGCTACAGGGCCAATTCATGTATAGCTGCCTCAGAGGCGTGGCGGGCTGCGGAACCGACCGCAAGGGGCTTCCCTGGTGCGGGAGTGGGTTTGCCGTTCAATTCGGCGTTCCGGCCCTGTCGGGAACCCGCTGCGCCTCTGCCTTTGGAGCGGCCCATTCCTTCACGGTCGGCCATTCCAGCGTGCGATCAGCGCCATACTTGGCCGCGAGCTTGGTCACCCGCACCCAGTCGATCGGGTTGCTTTGGCGACTGCCGTTGTCCTTGCCGGTCGGCTCGGTGTGCGAATACGGCCGCCCTCGCAGGAAGGCGTAGGCCAACTGGGCAGCGCGGGCCTCGGTGCGGACGTCCATCTTGCGGTGTGAGCGCAGTCCAAAGAACGTCGGCCGGCCTCTGTCGGTCTCCCGGTGGCGCCAGACCTCTTCCTCGTGACGGATTATTCTCGCCTCAGCGGCGAGCGACTTGATTTTGACCTTCAGGTAAGCGATCGACATCTGATTTCTCCGTTTTATGAGCAAGCAAAAGAGCGTCATGCTCATGGTCGGAGGTCCCGTGGCCGGATGTAATTCAGAAGTCGTGCAGTCGCTTCATGGTGCCCGGTGCGAGGATCAAACTCGCCTCCCATTGGATTGAAGGCCGCGGGCCGCTCAGCGGACCGGGCTTGGCCGAGATATGCCGCGCGACCGCCCGCTGGTCAATGGTGCCGCGTAGGGGGATCGAACCCCTCTGCCCCGGTTTGAAGGACCAGGTGCCTCCCAGAAGCAACGCGGCGAATTGGTAAGCGGCCAGGGGATCGAACCCTGCTCTGTTCGGTTTGTAGGACCGATGCCATCCCCAGATGACTAGCCGCCCATGCGACGACGTTCCCGCCGATCCCACTGAATGGACCAATGCGGCACGCCGGCCTCAATCTCAGCGCGCCCTCGTTCGGCGCTCATCGGTTCGACTGTCAGGCACCAAAGCGCCTCAAAGTCACCGTCTCCCAGGTCCCGGAGCCTTCCCCCGAGCCCCTGCTTTATGTTCAGCACTCGATACGCCCGCCGCGTCCGTGGACCGACACCCATGAGAATGTGCCCGACAGCCGGGATGCCATGGGAAAGCGGACACCGATATCTTATGCGCGGCAACTTCAGCATGGTTTGGAGCCCTCGGGCGGGATCGAACCGCCATACCTTGGCATAGGAGGCCAGGACCGCTCCATCGGCGAGGGCAAATGGTCTGCGCGGATGGATTCGAACCACCGTCTGCTTGCTTCCAGGGCAAGCCGTCTGGCCACTGACTTACGCGCAGATAACTGGCGCGTCCGATGGGTGCTGCCCCCACCTAAGCCGCCTCGACAGGGCGGTGCCATCGCTGGATGACTACGGACGCATAGTTTTTGGAGGGACGGTGGGGATTCGAACCCCTTGCGGGTGGGTTAAAAAGCCACTGGCGCACCATGCTTGCCTTTACGCTACCGGCCCAAATGGTTGACCCGGCCGGTGTCGAACCGGCGACCTCTCGCTTATCGGGCGAGCGCACAGAGCCGCTATGCTTCGGGTCGTCAACTGGTGGGTGGGTGAGGTATCGAACCTCGCCCCCATACGGGGAGCCGATTTACAGTCGGCGTCCGGAGCCTTCCGGTTTACCCACCCGAGAAAATACGCAAATGTGTGGATATGGAGGAACCCATGTCCGACACAAAGCGACCGATCGAAGACTTCTTCGCCGCCGCCGCCACAGCAGCCGCCGCATTGGATCTGCGTCCGACTGAGGCCCGCTTGATCCGGAATTGTCTCTGGGCCAGGTCCCAGACCCCGAACGGTTGGTTCCTTTCCCCGCCTCGGACGATCCCGTCAGCGCTGCGACTGATCGAGCGAGGCTATCTGACCAAAGCGGCGGAACAACCAGTCTCGTTTGGAGGGCGGCTAAAAGACGGCATCGACCTGGATTTCGGGATCGTGGTCGTGCTTGAGACCGACAACTGGAACAAATTCATCACCGATGCCATCGCCGCACAAAAGGTGGAGCCCGACCAGGGAATTGAACCCTGACCATCCGCATACCAAGCGGAAGCACAGACCACTATGCTAGTCGGGCGGCGGAGCGCGGGGGATTCGAACCCCTCCCCCATACAGGGGCAACGGGGTAGCAGCCCGCCGCTGAAGCCCTTCAGCTTCTACGCTCCAATTTTGATGGTCTAATTAGTCACTAACTAGTGCATGGAAATTGGCGGAGGGCCGAGGAATCGAACCCCCAACCTTGCGGTGCCTCGGTTTTCAAGACCGACTGCCGAACCATTTCAGCGGGACCCTCCGATATCTTGACTGTTTTTCTCGCGCCAAACGTCTCGGTCTGGCTATGGCAATTCGGACAAAGAAGCCTGAAGTTGCCGAAGGCTCTATTCCTCCGATCGCCGTCTATGTGATCAAGTTGAAGCACCAGCCGCTTCCCCTGCCATACAGGCGGAATGCCGCACATCTGGCATTTGTCTCCGTCTCGCTGGCGGACAGCTTCTTTCAGTTTCGGATGGCTTACAACCTTGGAAGCCGACCACGTCCCGTCATATTTAATCCCGGTCCTGGCGCGGTTGGAACATGCCCGGCTGCAATATTTTGCATCGCTCGCAGCCCCGCTCTTAAAGGGGCCTCCACATAACGGGCACGTCAGCGGCTTTTTGCGATATCGATGCGGATTATAACAAGCAACCGAACAAAAGGCCCGGCGTCCGAGGGCGCGTTCTTTTGGCCTCTGATACACAGGAAGCTCGCAAGCCACACATCTCACGTTCGATTTTCGTGGCATTGGTGCATCATGCCACAAAAAATTTGGTGCCCGGTGAGGGATTCGAACCCATCACTGCTCCGTTTCTAAAACGGATGCCTCCTACCGTTGGGCTAACCGGGCAATTCTGTTGTCGTCTCTCCGACTGCCACGCCTCCCTTTCGGTCCCGGTTCAAGCGGGAGTTCGACCGGCGTTCGCCGTTGGCTCTGCAATTCGTTGGAAACGGTCGGCGTTGTCGATGGTCATGCCGGTTTTGAGTAATGCAAAGGTTGCCAACTGCGCCCCTTCGGGGAACAACGAGGCCAGCGGCCCAGTGTATGGCTCCAATTTGATTATGGTGTCCCGGCCAGGAGACCACCAGACTTCAATCGTGTCCAAGACATTCAACTGCTTCCCTGAGACCCACATGGCGAGACCTCCCTGGTTTGTGGTGCCCCATCCGGGTTTCGATCCCGGTTCTCCAGTTTGAGGGACTGGTGACTTAGCCACTGGTCGAATGGGGCAATTGGCAGCGGGTGAAGGTTACGATCCCTCGCGGACAGGCTTCAAAGGCCCGCCTGCTCCCAGAGCTACCCGCCATTGCTCCAGCCTCCCACACCCGTTCACAAGGCCCCACGGGGTCGATCCCGTTCAACGTGGGGTAGGACGTGGTAAAACGGCCGGGGCTAGATTGAAAGTGGCGCCGGGCGTGGAATTGAACCACATTCGCCTCCAGGCCATGAACCCCTTTGGCGGCGTCGTGCCAGACCCAGCATGAATGGAAGCGACCCTGGGTGTCGAACCCAGCCCGAGCGCGCTCAGAACGCGCCGTGCCATCCGAGGCAGATCGCCAAATGGAGCCCGGTGGCTGGATTTGAACCGCCGACCTGCCCCTTACAGGGGGGCTGCACTGCCACTGTGCTAACCGGGCGATGGGGTGGTTGACGGGGATCGAACCCGCCGTGACGCGGTCACAACGCGCCGTGTTCGCCAGTTCACCACAACCACCATCGAAAAGTCTCCAGGACCGGGCTTGATACCGGCTGTCCTTCTTGCACGGCTCGCGAGAGGCGATTGCAATACCCGTAAGCGTCCAAACGGGCTCTACCTGATCCTCGGCGTCCACTAACCCCGACCATCGTCATAGGGTGAGGCACCTCGCGCTGGTGGTGTGTCCTTCCACACCGCCTGGAGTGGTCTAGCGAGCCGTCTGATATTCCCGTCCGGCCTCTTACACCCCCAGGGGTCGCAGGGGGGTTGCTGTCTTTGGAGAAGCGCCAAGGAATCGAACCTTGTCGTGCAGTTTTGCAGACTGCCGCTTAGACCACCCAGCACCGCGCTTCATTCTGTCCATGTCTTTCCGGTCTTGATCAGGGAGATCGTGGCGGGGTTGACCGAGAAGGCCGCAGCTATAGCGGCATTTGTTTGCCCCGAAGCCAGCCTTTCCCGTATTTTTCTAACGCTCTCCCAGGTCAACACCGCGCTCCCGCTGTCCTCTCCACGTTGGCCGCCACGCGGCCGACCAGTCCGCCGGGACTTACGCCAACCTGCCATGTAGGACCGGTTAAACGTGACACAAACCTCGCACCGACAACCGCGCCGATAAGACGCATGGGACCCATGCCCTTTGGCTTCCGGCCAGTGCTCCGCACTGTGACACTGTCGGCAAAGCAATATGCACTTTTCGAGTTCCGCCTCGATGACCTCGATACGGCAACGGAGTAAAGTCGTCAGGTTGGCCAACTTCGAGGCTTTGTCGGGATGATGGAAATCCAGCCCATCTGTCCCGCCACATCGAACACATCGAGCGCCCTTCTGGGCGAGTGCCATCGCCTTTCTGTCGGCGTAATGGGCTCGAAATTGTTCAGCAGTCCATGCCATCCGTGGATGTGTGCGTGAGCGAATTAAGTAAGTCAATGGCACCGGAGGAAGGAATCGAACCCTCGTCCTGGGTTTTGGAGACCCAGTTGACACCACGTCGCCCCGGTAACTTGGCTCTCAGGGACGGACTCGAACCGCCATGACCGCGTTAACAGCGCAGCATATTGCCATTATATGACCCGAGAAAACAAATGGAGCGGGCGACGGGATTCGAACCCGTGTCATCAGATTGGAAGTCTGAGGCCCTAGCCCCTGGACGACGCCCGCAAAATCTGGTGCCCGAGGGGGGAATCGAACCGCCTACGCGCTGGTCTTCAACCAACCGCTCTACCAATGAGCTACTCGGGCTTTGGTGGACGTCTCTCCGCCCTGTCACGCGTCATATTCCGCGTCGTCAATAGTGTGCGCCCACTGCAAGCCTACTAGGCCATCAACCCCTTGAGCAGTTCAGCCCACTCTCAAGTCCGGCCGTTCGCACGGCATTGGTAGCGGGGGCAGGATTTGAACCTACGGTCTTCCGGGTATGAACCGGATGAGGACAGCCGGACTCCTCTACCCCGCATCATGGTCGCTTGCCCCAGTGTCGAACTGGGCGAGCCGGCGTATGAAACCAGCGTGCTCGCCGGAGCGCAAGCGGTATCTTGGTAGGCCGTCCCCGGATCGAACGGGGGTCAGACCGTTATGAGCGGCCGGCTCTGAGCCACTGAGCTAACGGCCCAAAAACTGGAGCGGCGTCCCGGTGTCGAACCGGGTGATCGACCTTGGCAAGGTCGCAGGCAAACCGTCGCCCACACGCCGCATATTGGTGGAGCATGTCGGGATCGAACCGACCAGAACCGGTTTGCAGGACCAGTCACCGAACCCAGCGGATGCCCCTTTAGTCCCGCCGCCTCGCAGCGGCGTTAGCTCTCGCGACCTCGTCATTGAGGCGCTTAATCAAGTCCTTCCAGCTTCGCTTGCCCGTGAGACCGTGTCGGTCCTGCCGGCCGACGTCATCGGACTTCGCCAGACCCGTTCCAAAGCGACGCTTTCGCGCTGCCCCGTTGAGGCCATGGAAAAACTTGCTCGACTTTTTATACATGGCCGCACCCTACCTCCTTCAGCAGGGGCTGTCATGATCGTGCTACAGATTCAGCGCTTCAAAGAACGTAGGCACGGCAATAAAAAAGGCCCCCTGGTTGCCCTGGGAGCCTTCGGATGTGACCGAAAGAGCGGTCCTCAGACCACCTAAACCCCCATACGCACAGCAAACCAGGACCCGACGAGTTCGGGTTGCTGATTATGCCGTCGATATGTGGCGATCGGTTTCATGATGGTTGGGAATTAGGCCCGCTGGCAGGTTTCGTCAACACCGAATTCGTGCTTTGTTTTGGTCGCTAGGCGCGCTGCATCGCCGGGGCTTCGGTCAACGTGGTGCAGGCGTTGGATGTCACGGAACGGCGGTCATGGTTTGGTCCGCCAGGCCAAGATTTGGCTGGGTTAGCCAGGGCCGTCTTACCTAAGACCCCCTCTCCATCTCAGGGGAGGGGGTCTTTCGAACCCGGCCTTTCCCTTTCATGCTCTCGATCTCGAAACCTTCAAAGAACTGATCCGCCGCCGCTTTCACTTCAGGCCAGTTGTCTCCAGAGGGATGATAATCGTCGATGATGAAGAGCCCGTTCGACTGAAGGAGCGGCCACCATGCCGCCAGATCGGCTGTCACCGAGTTCACGTCGTGACCGGCATCGACGTGGATCACATCGGGCCTGATTGAGTGACGGGCGAGCAACCGGGCGGCATTCAAGGAATCAAGCCGCAAAGGGACGACGAAATTCTTGAGACCGGCGTTGCCGATGTTTTCGAGGAAGGTGGCATACAAAAAAGCAAGGTCTTTTGACCACTCATCGGACAACCAATGCTCCGAGCTACCGAGCCACGTATCGACGGCGATCACGACTGAGTCCAAGCCCAGTTCGGCCATTTTGAGTGCCATCTGAGCGACTGACCCGCCCTTCCACACGCCGATCTCGACCACGATCCGCGGCCTGATCTCGGCGATTGCCTCCTGTAGCCAGGGATGGCCGCTGTTCCAACCCTGAATGCGCGTTGGGCCGCCTGGAAGGATGATGCCGCTCCATGGATCGTTCTGGCGATGGAGCTTCGCCATGATCTCGTCCCGGATCACTCGCCACCCATCTTCGCCAGGATGGCTTGCAGCACCTTGGTGTTCTCCTGGATCGCGGTGACGACCGCCTTGGTGAAATCGGCCGGCAGTTCCAGACTGAGCATGACCGTGGACTTGCTCTCGCCTCCTCCGCCCTTGCTCTCGCGCTTCTGCGGTGCGGGCTTTTGCACGCCTGGACCTTCTTCGGCATCAATTTCTTCGTGGTGAATTGGTATCCATTGATTATCGCTCATGTTAATCTCCCAAGGCGCGCTGTCTCGGCGGGGACCTCGGTTCAACCTGGGGCAGGCGTTGGCTGTCAAGGTGTGGCGGTTTCGGCGAGCCCAGGCGTGGTTGGACCCGTTTTGGTGCGGCAAGCCCGGCTGTGGCTGGGCCTGTTCCGGCCGTCAAAGGTGGGGTGAACCGGTCAGTTTGGCTAGTTCACCCTTTCTTTTCCGGTGCCACTTTCAGCGGCTTCCCGTCCGGCGCCAAAGTCCATGTGCTTCCATTCTGGAAACGGGTGTGGCGACCGGGCTTCAGATGTTGGATAGCCTCTGGCGGGGGTGTTTCTTCATTCTCACCACCTTGGTCATTGGCGGCCATGGCGCTCTCCACCGATTTGCCCAGTTCGGCCGCGCCTTTGCCGAGGGCTTGCATTTGACTTGAAATATGAGTGTTGATGTTGGCGATTGCCGCTTCCTGGATTTTCGCCATTTTTGTTTCGGTGTCGGCTACGATCTTCAGCACAGCAACTTCGTATTGTTTTTGAATTTTGTCCATGTCGATGGCGCGGTCTGCATTTTTGTCCTGCAAAGCGGCCATGGCCTGGCGAAGCTGCTCGTTCAGCGCCTTTAGTTGGGTGTCCTGCGACTGGAGCAGCGCCTGGATCTGCGGCGGCACATCTTTCATTTCCGGCGCCATAAGCCCAGGCGGGATAGTTTTCGCCAAACGGGCGGCGATCTTCTCCGCACCCGGCCAGTCCTGCTCGGCCGCCAACAGGTCGGCGACCAGCGCCGCGGTGTTGGGCAGCGCCCGCATGAACGCCATCATGTTTTCCGAGGCTTCGATCCGCTTCGTCGCGTAGCTCGGGCCGATCGTCACCGTGACGCCGTATTTGCCGAACGTCGGGTTGAAGAGCTTGCGGCTCTTGCCGTCGCGCTTCTTTTCCTCGCCGGTCGGCTTCATCAGGTTCGGATCGACCCGGACCTGCTCTTCCTTGTCGTCCTCGCGGAGAATGGTGACCACCCGGCGCTCGTTGTAGATTTTCGGGATGATCTCGACCAGGATTTCACCGCAGCGGCGCAGCGACTGGGCCAGGTTGTCCACGTAGTGGGCAGCGCCGATGTCGCCGGCACGGCGCAGTTCCCGGATCGCCTTGCCGCTCTCGTCGATCATCCGCTCGTTGGCCGTGGCGTCGAACCGGATACCGGTGACCGCCATCATATCCTGGGCAGCGCCTGCCGAGGCCTGGACGACGCCCTGAGGGATGCCGGCCATGGGCTGCCGCTGCGGTGGCGGGGCCGGCGTGTTGCCGATGCTGGTGCCCTTGTAGCTCAGATACGGCTGGTTCTTGACGTTGGCGTTCTTCCACTCGTCCTCGTGGCCTTCGATCTGGCCCTCTTCGACAATCCATGGGGATTTCGGCTGGAGCGCGATCAGTTCGGTTTCCGACGTCTTCCAGTAGTTATACATCCGCTGAGGGTCTTTGGCGTGCCGGATCAGACCGGACAGCTTGAGCTTGCCCTCGATGTCGATCGAATTGCCGATGACCCGGATGACCGGGATGGTGGTGCCGATCCACTCGCTCTCTTCGAGGATATCCACGGCCGTGGCTTTATACCACATGACCTTGGGCACTTCGCTCTCGCGCTCTTCCTCGATCCAGAGTTGCGTGCCGCGCTTCACTCTGGCCTTGGTGAACTCGTCCAGTTCGTCTTCCCAGCCGACATGGCCGTTACTCAGCTTTACCAGCTTCCTTTTCTCGGTCTTGATGACAAAATATTCAACGATCCGGATTTCGTCTTTGGTTGCCCAGCTTTGATACTTCTCACCGATACCGGCATCGTTGAACGGGACTTCCACCGCATCGGGCCACCGCTCGCGGAATTCCTCGCGGGGGATCATGTCGCTGATGAAGCACCAGCGTGCGTCAGCGCCAGTGGGGTCCTGACACATCGGGTCCATGTAGACGGTGAAGGCGTTGCGGACCCGCTTGATCTGGATGATTTGGTCGAAGGTATCCGGCGCCTCGTAGTCGGTGATGATCCGGAAATAGCCCCAGCCCATGGTCACGGCATCGTCGAACGCGGTGTCATAGGCTCCGTCGGCGTGGCAATCTCGTTCAATGAACCGGATCAGGCCGCGATACATTTTGGCGACTTCGGGATCGCCCATGTCGCCGGTTGGGCTGATATTGATGCTCGGCCGGTTCTCACGCTGGCCGTTGACCACCTGGGCCACGAACGTCGGCAGCTTGTTGATGGTCAGGCACGGCCGCTTGTCCAGGTTCCGCTGGGCCATGACTTCGGTCGGCCACTGGTTGCCGGCGAGAAACATCTTGTCGTCGAGCCCGGATTTCCGGTTCTCGGCTTCTGCGGAGATGACCTGTTCCATGCGTTTGCGCATGGCCTCAAGGATCTTCTCCTTGCTGTCCTCATCGTCGTCGTAGCCCAGCATGGTGCCCTTTTTGTCGGGCAACCCGAAGGACGGGGCGATCTTGATCATCGCCACATCGGGACGCGGCATACGGATGCGGCCGTTATCGCGGGGCTTTAATGGGTCTTGCGCCAATTTGGTTGATCCGCTTTGCAGCGTGGAAGAACCCGAGGAACCCCGTCTCGGTTCGGCCGGGACACAATAACACCGCCGATGACGAAATGGTCAATCATCAGAACAGAGTGTTGAAGAAGAACGAATTCAACGCCTCGGTGTTCGAAACATAGGTGATTAATATGGCGCCCTGCGCTCCGCTGCCCGGCTTCTGCGAGCCAGTTGGCGGACCGGCCTGACCACCACCACCGCCGCCGCCGCCCCAGCGACCACCATTCCCGCCAAGCGACACCGTCGGGCTTGAACCAGTGCCAACACCGCCTCCGCCTCCGGAACCAAAATTGGCGCCCCACAACTGACCGTCGCCACCGTTGCCGCCGGTAGATGACGTGCCTCCGAAGCCACCGCCACCACCACCACCTTTCGTGCCGTTGCCGCCCGGCACACCGTTGGACGGTGCTCCGACACCAGCACTCCCAGACCCGCCTGCGGTGTTGAAACCTCCGTTTGCTCCGGGGCTGGTGCCTGGTGCATTGCCGCCGCCGCTGGCGCCTCCGGTATCGGCGCCGGCACCACCGCCAGCGCCACCATTGGTGCCAGAGCCGCCCTGCCCACCGGCGGCCCCGTCGCCGCCAGAACCTCCAGCACCGCCGCCGCCGCTGGAGGTTCCCCCGTTGGGTCCACCATTACCACCGCTGTGCTTGATGTTGCCTGTGCCAAGAGCAATGCCGGATGCCGCAGCGCCGCCTGTGCCGCCTGCCCCCGTCCCAAAGCCGCCATGTATGGCGCCGTTTCCGCCCTTGGCTCCGCAGATTACGCCGGAAGACGAAATGTTGGTGGCGGTGTTGTTGTTGGCGATCCAGGTATCACCGCCGGGCGGACCGTCCGTGCTGGAGGTCGCGGCTGGAACGCCACCCGTCCCGATATTAATGTTGACCGTTGCGCCGGGAACGAGCGCTTGAGCGAGCGATTTCGAATAACCGCCGCCACCACCCCCCAAAGACGCAAAACTGGATGTGTCCCAGGTAGACGGAGCGCCACCGCCGCCGATGCACTCGATCGTGCTACCTGTCGTTGACCAGTCTGACGGCACAACCCAGGTGGTTTGAGCGGTGTTGCTGAGCAAGACGGTCTTTGTCACCGCCATTAGACGACAAATCCTTGGTTCAAGCCCTCAAACCGCAGCAAATTTGTCGTGCCAGCGACCGTTCCGGGAGCAATAAAGGTCAGGTTGTCTGTCGTATTTGGCGCACTGCCCGTGTAGTTCGACAGAGGCAGGGTGGCTGATGAGAGAAAACCTGCTGCTGCGGTCGAACCAGCCTGGAACGTCACGGTCCCGACTGTTGGGCCATTGATCACGTCGATCATGACCCGTTGGCGGGTTTGCACGGTGCCCACGTTGAGCGTGATCGTGCCGCCCGCGGTCGGCATCGTCAGGATCACATCCATGCCCACGGTTGGAGACAGAGTGATCGTGCCGCCTGCGGTGGTCGTGCAGTTGGTGATGGTCTGGGAGAACGTCGGTCCCGTGGCTCCGGTGGCTCCAGTCGCGCCCGTAGGTCCGGTGGGTCCCGGCACTGTCGAGGCTGCACCGGTAGCGCCCGTGGGGCCTGCTGGCCCGGTGGGTCCCTGAGGTCCGATTGCGCCGCCGATCTGGAGATACCACACTCGCGGCTGCAAACTGAGGGGGGTCTCGGTCGCGTTGACCGCCACCGAGAGGCCTGGATTGAGGGTCAGCGGCTGATTGATGGCAAAGCCGAAGATCTGGTCCCCGTTCGACGGGTAGATGAACAACGGGTTGGTGCCATTGTTCAGAATGGTCAGATTGACATTGATGACCGCCGGCAGGCGGCAGCCGGTGCCGCTCGGCACGTTGGTGAATTCGTTGAACTGCCGCGTGATCGGTGCAGCATCGGACTGTTTGGTGCCGGCCGCCGATAGGTTCGACAGCCCGAGAACCGGGAAGCCGAAACTCATCTTGAACGCTGCCTTAGGGTCAACAGCGCGCACCATGTCATAAGGACCAGCACTGCAACAAAAAGTGCTCGGATCTCCCATTGCTGCCTCTGCGCCGTTACCACCAGTGCGGCAATGATGCCCTCTTGGCGGTAGCTCTTTGGCGTCGTCAGATCGTCTTCGTAAATAGCGAGGCGGGGATCAACCGCTGCCACATTTTCGGCAGTCAGCCCAATCTGCGGGCGGTCATAGTTCGGATCGGCGTTTGGCTCCCCCGGGGTCTTCATCTTGAACTCTAGCGGATGGAGCGCCATCACATCGGCCACCATTCGATCGGCATCCAGTTCGCCAAGTGCGTCCTTGAAGCGGAGCGACGAAATCGTGCAAGCCGACGTCTGCAGGGTCAGCACGTTGCCCGCTGCCATGCAAACAAAGTCTGCGTTGGTGCCGGTCGTCACTGCTGGCAATGTGATATTGCCAGCCCCGTCCATGGAAAATCCTTTGACGCCCCCGAACATCTGGAACGACAGATTATTGGCTGCACTACCAGGCCCCACCAGGTTGAATGCTATGACCACATCCTGATCAGTGCTCTCGCCCACACCCAGGTGGATGGATGTATTGGTCCCAGTGTTCATGTTCGGGGCCAAAACCAGTAACGGGTTAGACAGTGTCGCTACAGACGTGCTGACCGTCTGCGCATCCGACCCTGCCAGATTGATGTGGAGAGTCCCGTTGAGGTTCGATGTAGTCGCACTGAGCGTGCCGACGGTGATCGGGCCTGTCGTGACCAGTCGCCCGGCGGGGCCGTTGAGATTATACACCCCGAGTGAGCCGGGCGGATTAAAGGTCCAACCGTTGAAGTTGTTCATCGAGACATTGTTGAGCGCGTTGTCGGTCGCAGTAACCGCAGTCCACCCAGCAGTGAACGCTGTGTCAACCGAGTTCCCGACCATCTCTAGCGCGCCGCCGGACTGCGCTACGTATTGGCCATTGGTGGCGTTACCTGGGCCTGAGAAGTGCACGCCGTTGATGTGCAGCGAACCGCCAGCCTGCGAAATCAGAGCTGGCGTGCCGCCGCCGCTTCGGATCAGGCTGCCGCCGTTGATGTCCAGGCCACCCTGGGTTAACACCACGGACGGCGCGGCGACGTAGTTACTCCCCAGGTAGTAGTTGCTGATGCTCGTCACGAATGAGGCATTGGAGTTGACGGCGAGTGCGCCGGCACCGGAAAATGCGCCGAGCGTGGAATACATGTCGGTGATCTTAAGGAAGCCAGAACCGCTCGTGGCCAGCACATTCAGGATCGCGTTGCTGCCGTCCATTTGCAGCGAGGTGATGGTGCCCCAGGTAAATGGCGCCTTTACGTTGACGATGCCAGTCCAGTCCTGGAACTTACCGATGACCACGCCGTCCATCTCGCCAAAGTTCGCCGCGACGGTAGTGCCGTCGTAGAAGACACTGGACAGGGCTTTCTGGGCCAGCGCATTGGTGCCGAAGTTATAGAATACGTAAGTGTCGATCTGCGGGAAATTGAAGCCGCTGTCGGTGTCCAAGCCTATGTCGAACGCCTCTCCCTGGAGCACGCCAAAGTGGAAGGTCGAGCCACGCTGGTAAACACCGTCCCAGGCGCCGACGAACAGCACCCGATCGAGGAACAGGTTCACAGCGCCGTTATTGTAGATCGCCCACGGGTATTTGCAGCCCGTCCCGCCGACCGTCGTCGTGCAGCCCTGCGCCAGTGTTTTGAATTGCGAGCGCGGCGCGGCGAACCGGATCGTGTCGCCATTGCCTACGCCAGGGGCTGCCACGTTCGCAGACAACGTAGCGGTCAGACCGGACACCGTAGCAGTCGTCGCCGCCGACGCCGTGAAATAGGCTGTGGAGGGGATCGCAGCGGACGCGGTGCTATCGATCACAACCATGCCGTTGACCACGCCGGATGCCGACGCCAGAGCGATGGTATTACCGCCGGCCGCTGTGGCCGCCGTTGTGGTCGTGGTGATATCATTCGGCTGGTGGAACAGGAACTGCACGCCGATGACGCAGGGTTGAACCATCGTGCCGTTGCCGGTCGTCACGACCACTACGCCTGATGCAGCGCTGTTGAAGTCCGAATTAACGTCGATGATGGTGCCGTCGCCGTCTCCGACGAGACATTGCGACTGCGTCGTGCTGCCGAGGTTGATCTGGTTCTTGACGTGATAGGTCCCCGCAGGGAGATACACGTTGGCGATGGTGCCGTTGCGGGTGGCCGCGAGCGCGGAGTTTATGGCGACTGAGTTGTCGGATGTCTGGCTCCCGGTGGCATCAGCCCCGTAATTCAGCACATTAACCATCAACTGGCTCACCGGGGCGCCGGCTGGCGGGGTTGGCCCCTGGCCAACCTGCGCCAAAGCGTTCGAGCCAATCAGCCCAGCAAGAACCAGGAATACAGGGAGAAGCCTCATTTGAGGGGCGTCCTTAGTTGCGGAACTGGACGAGATTTGGCGACGAGCACCCGGCGGTTGAGAACAGGCTGGGGACGTTCTGGGTGCCGGTCAGGTCCACCGTGTCACTGCTTAGGTTGGTGCCACCGAACTGTTCGCCTGAGGTCGCCGTCGCGGTTCCGCCGCCCCAGTTGACAGTGAACTGGCAGCCGCTTCCTGGTGCGATAAAGGTCAGTCGCCCGAACGAGCCCGGCTGCGGCAACGCGCCAGAGCCTGGACTCATGGTCACGTTGGCGGCTGTCAGTGGCGTGCTGACACCTGCCGTGAGCGCCATGGTGCCCTGGTAGGTTGTTCTACCTGTGGTGACCGCCTGCTGTGCAAAGGCGGAACCGGGAACCAGCAACAAAAGGAAAAGGAGGAACCGGAACAACATGGATGCACCAGGAAAAAACTGTCTGGACACCCGTGAAGGCCCGTCACGGTTCGGCGCTTAATCTATGCCCTACCGGTCAGGGTTTCGCAACAATCAGTGCTCGTCGGGCGAAGGCGGCGTTGGTCTTCACCCGATCGACGTGCGGACATTTGCCTTCGGCCAGAAGCAATTCGCTGGCATCGAGCGACAGCCGGTAATGGCCTGCCCAATAGGCGTTGATCGCCAGTTCGTCGATCAGAGCCCACTCGTAGATCCATGGTTCGACGAACAGGCCATTGCTGGGTGGAAGGCTGGTGTGGCGGACGCCTTCCTGAGCATACAAAAGACCGTCGGCGAACTGCTTTCTGGCGCGGCACAGTCGGGCCGCTCCGTGATAGGCCTCGGCTCGGCTCATGTTTACCCGGATGGCCTGTTGGTAGAAGCCAAGCGCCTCGTCCGGTTTGATTTCCTCGGCGATCCGGCCGGCGTTCAACAGGCTGACGTAGACCTCCTCGGACCATAAGCCCTGAGCGGCTCGCCACTCGTATGAGACCAGGGCGTGGTGTTTTTCGCCGCAGTCACGCCAGCTTTGCGCCAGATAAAACCCATATCGGGCCTTCAAGAAGCTCTCCTTTTCCTCGGAAAAGGCTTTTTCCAGGATCAGCGCGTCCTTGCGATAGGTCTCCGGGTCTTTGCCGCGGGCACCGCCTGAGCCGACCTGGATAACCCACGGCACGCCGTCACCGGGACCGGCGTCCGAGCATTCCAGGAACTCATGGAGCACCCCCCGGTAGCGCCAGGGCAGCTTGTTGCTGACAAGCTGAACCCGCGGGTAGGTGATCCCCTGATACCGGAAAAGCACGCTATAGCTGTCCGCGGTGAGCGGCACCTGTGCCCATTCTGCAAGGATGTCGTCGGCGTCGATGATGAACGAATAATCGGCCATCGGCCGGGCCAGGGCGAGCGCTTCGCTGCGGTTGTGTGCGAAATCGACCCACGGCCGTTCGATCAAATAGCCGGGCTTCAGGTCCAGGAACGTCGCCTTGATCAGATCCTGGGTGCCATCGGTCGAACCGGTGTCCACGATACACCACGTGTCGATCACCGGCATCACGGACTTCAGGCAGCGCACGATGACGTCCGCCTCGTTCTTCACGATCATCGACAGGCAAATGGTCATTTGATGCGGTAGCCTTCTTCCTCAGGTGTTTCGCCCATCGCCTGCTTCAGCACGGTGACGTTCAGTTGATCGACGTAGGTTTGAATGTTGTCCCGGTCGAGCAACCGCACATAGACGTAAAGCTCGGCCTTCGGGTGGAACAGAATGATGGCCGGCTCCAGGCCCTCCACGTTGAGCAAACGAGCTTCCATGCTCTTGGGGATTGGCGGTATCGCGTCGGGCGCGAGCAAATCCAACTTTCGGATGTCAATATCCGTCGGGATCAAACGTGTAGTCATCAAGCCTCTCCGGTCTGGGGCGGTCCATGCTCACTTCGCCGGGGGGCTGGTCGGTTTCGACCGCGTCAGCAAGCCGGGCCAGCATCTCTTCCTTCTGGGCGCGTCGCTTGCGGCCCTCAGGCGCCTTGGGCGCCCTGATCCAGTAGGCCCCTTTTCCGGTGTGGCAAATGTAGGTGATGGCCTCAGCGTCAAGCCCAGGGTCGTAGTGGATGATCGGCGGTTGGAAGACCAGAGGCACTCAGGCGTGGCCCGCCTGAGAGTGGTGGAGGCGCTTGAAGCCCATCCGGCCGACCGCTCTGTCCACCAGCGCCGGCACGTCGGGCTGGTTACAGTCCGTGCAGATCAAGCCCCACAAGGCATCTTCGCCTGGGGCGATCTGTTTTGAGACGAAAAGCAGGAGCGCGACGCCGTTCAGATCGGCCTCACGGCCGCACAGAACGCACCGTTGGCCGCCCTTCAGGATCACGGGAACCGCTTTGCCGACCGCACTGAGGCGCATCTGCGCGTCCTCGTCGCCACCCTGGGCCGCCACGTAGATGCTCGGCATCTCCGAGGACTGGACCACCATCACCGATGCGGTGCCCCACTCAAGCAGTTCGTCGTAGGCCTTCTTGACCTCGTCGCTCATCCCGACAGTTCCGCCGAGGTCCGCCAGCGCTCCCGGATCTGGGCAATGTCCTCGCTCAACCGCTGCTCCATGCCACGGAACTCAGCAACGAACCGGCCAAAAGCGTCCGCCTTGGCCTGAAGAACGTCGATGTCCGCCTGGTTGGCTTCACGTGAAGCGCCCATCGCTGGGTCCCATATTGTCAGCGCCATGCTTGTTCGGTCCTTCGGCCAGCCACAAAATTTGCATACGCCTTTGTCATAGACGCACCAGGAGTTGCAACGTTCGATCCTCAGATAAGTAAGCCCTGACCGTTGGAGGCGAACGGGCGAGCGCCTTTCGACGAATTGCAGGGCTTGCAGATAATTCTGAGGTTCCGGATTTCGTGCCGGCCACCTTTTGCAAGGGCGGTCACATGGTCAACGGATTTCTCTCGCACGTTGGAGAATTTGTTTTTGCAGTCAGGGCAGGTTTTTGCCCTCCGGATCATCCTAGGAAGCGCATTCCTTGGGAGGCGTTCGACCGTAGCTCCACGCTCCAGGGCACAGCGGCGGCTTTCCCTAGCCTTTTTGATGACGACATATTTATCCGTCTTCCGATAACGATCCTGGATCTGCTTGGCTCTTTCTCGGTTTCTGGCGCCCCACCCAGCCCTGATGCGGTTTCGGTCAACTTCACATGCCAAACACCGGGAATACTTCGTGCAACGCTCCTCCACGTGGCCATGTTTGCACGGCTTCCCGGTGAAATAACGCGGAAGGCCGGCGGCCCGCGCTTGTTCCAGGCTCAGAAGTGGCGGCATCTCGGTCAAACGCTTAATGAATCCTCATTCCGCTGAGTGAAGTAAGCCCGGATATCGTCTCTTAGCCTGATTTGGCGTGGTTCATAAGTCTCCAACTGCAAAAGTCCGTTGGCACCGTATTTAATGTCCGTGTCAGGGTCGTATTTTGCCCGGATCAGAATTTCGTTCCTCGTGGAATATCGCCGGCCGACCTTACTGCCGTGCCAGTCATGCCAAAGCGTTCCCGGAACGTAGCCCACATCGCGCTTGATCCACCGCTCGGCCAGAGTTTGCCAGTGGAGCAGCCGACGGACATAACCGATCGAACTGTTGATGTTGCCGGGCAGGACTACCTCCACAGAGCCGATCAGAGCCCAGGCTTGATACCAATCGGCTGCCCCGAGAATGGAAAAATCAATAAGCCGACCGACTTTGTCCAGTGCATCGACGTTCGCTGCCCAGGCGAGCCCTGGCCGACCAAACGACTTAATCCCGTAGGGATATTTTTGGTGCAGGCGGGTCAACTGCTGCGGGTTGGGTGTCCCGAAATTGATGTAATTGAACATAAAGCTGGGCGCCGCCCGCTCCATCGCCTCCTGATTTTCATTTACGTCAATCATGGACGACCAAAGTTGGACGACTTCGTATCGCTGAAGGGCGTGCCAGGTTTCTTCGAACCACCGACGCGGCGGTTGCAATGGTCCGCAGTCTGCGTCGATCCAGGCGACCTTGGTGGCGCCGTGTTGGACGGCCCGCTGGATGCCGATATTGATCATCGCCTCTTTCAGCCAAAGCTCTTCGAAACTCCGGACCTGGACGTGATGCGGGTTATTCGCCTCGGTCACCATGAACGGCCGCTCGCCGAAGGCCTGTTCGACGGTGATCAGATTGACGCCGGCAGCGTCGCACATCTCTTTGAAGCGCCAGTAGAGTTCGTATCGGCGCATGAACCGCACCGGGTTGCTGATCACGGTCACCACGAAGAACTGGGAGAGGTCCGCGGCCGGCCGGAACGGGTGCGGGCATTCAACGTGGTGGAACGTCATTGCAGGTCCTTGGCGGGGGTTTCGGCTGATTTGACCCAAATCAGGGCGATTCCCAAGCCGTATGCTGCATTACGGTATGAAGTCAGACGGCCCGGTAGTTTGCATGGTGCCAGATCCGTGCGCGAATTCGCGCACATTCAGCGCAATCTCCAGAGCGATTTTTCCGCTTAATAATATTTTCCGCCACGAACGAATGACCGCAAGCAAACTCTGTCTTTGGCGGCTTGGGTTGACGCTCCATCAGTGCGCGTTCCCGTCTGGCCTTGGCCCTGGTTTGCATACAGGCTCTGCACCACCGCCCATACTTCGTTTCTCGCCAGATTGTATTGGTCTCATCGTAGGGATGGCCCTTTGGGCAATGGGTTTTGTCCATTTGCCGACGGCGGGCCGTTTCGCCCGTCAGGCCACGTCCGATGTTCACCTTGCAGGTCACCGCCTCAAGATGGTCAGGATTTACGCAGCAGTGCAGCCGGCATAAATGGTCCAGCTCCAGTCCCTCGGGAATTGGTCCACGATGAATTTCATAGGACACACGGTGAGCCAGTCGGTTCCGTCCGCCGCAGCCAATGTAGCCATAGCCATCCGATGATGCGCCGAACCAGAGCCAACAACCGGAATTAGGTTCCGGAATGAACTTGGCTTCGAACCGCTCCAAGAAAGACGCCCTCACATGCGTTGTGTGGGTTTTGGCTGCCCATAGGTGGTGGTCGCCACGGTCTGCGGCACCGATTCCTTTTTCATGAGCGCGTTCACCCCGGTGCCCTTGCGCTTGCCGGATTTGGCCTTCTCCATGGTGGTCGGTCCGCCAGCGGCCTTGGCTGCCTTCTTGGGCGTCGCCATTTTGGTGGGCTTTCTCATTTCTTCTTCTTCCTCATCGGCTTTTTCTTCGGAGCCGGCTGGTTGGTGGCGTTCAGCTTAGGCGTGCCCGCCTTGGTGAAATTGATTTCCTTGGCCCGGTCCGGCGTGCCGATCAAGCTCGGGCTCATCATGCTGTTGGTCGCCATTCATTTTGCTCGCTTTGGCAGTTTCCCGCCCTTGTCGGCGGCGAGCTTCTCTTTACCAACGCTTTTGGGAATTCCGATAGTGGAATGTCCGGACGCCGCGGCACCCATGGCCAGGCGTTGAGCTTCCGAAACGGGCGGCTTGGCTTTCTTTCCACCGGGCATGTGAGGGCTTCCCATCCAACACGCCCGCACCATAGGCAAATTCAGCCGTTGTCAGTCAATCTTCCTGGTCAGCCGTTCGATGATCACTTCCGCGACCGAAATCTTTCGCTCCAGGGCCTCGCGCTCCAATTGCTCATAGAGCCCGAGCGGACAGCGGAAATTGACCGTCCTACGGTTCATTGAGAATTCAGACTGGCGTGCCCCACTCATTTCGGCAACATTGCACGGAGACGGCTGACGCACTCGTCAATCGCCTCCTGGCGAGTAAAGATCCCGATCGTGCTGACGGCCTCGCAGACCATAATGGCATATTCCATGGTGCGATCCCGCACCCATTTGTCGCGCTGGGCCAGGTGCGACAGGCACTCAGGCAGCGGGTTTATGTCGGGCATTGCACGACCTCCACGGTAAACGCGGTCAGCGGCCGGTTGGGCTTGCCGTCCGGTCGCCGCGGCTTGACGCGGCTCTGGGTGCTCCAGAAGAGCAGCGCTTCACCGGCATTTTCAAAATGCCTGGCCTCTTCGATCTTGTCGGTCGTTGGTATCGGGAAGTGCTCGACGCGGCCGTCGTGTGCACCGACGTCGAAATCCTTCAGGAATTTCCCGGTTTCAGGCGTGGTCATCGTGCCACCGAATGTTTGGGCGCCCAAGATTTTGATTGCACAGGTCATTTTAGAACTCCGGTGGGACCGGGATGGCCCAGGCTATTGGTTGCGAAACTTCACCGCCCGTTGTGCACCACCACTTTTTGTCATCTCTCTGATAGACCACCATCAGAAACGCCCGTGATACCGGCCAAAAGCCGAGCACAGCGCGGTTCGACGTCGGCTTCTCTTCGGCGGAGCGGTGCCAGTCCATTTATTCAGCATGGCGGAACGGCCGCAGTCGGTAAATACCGATTGGCCGATTTATCCACAGATTTGTGGATTTAATATCCCAGAGCCTGGAGCGCAGCGGCCACCAGATACCAGACGTGCTTGCCGAGGCGCGGCCAGTTCTTCACGTCGTCGAGCCGCAGGGTCATTCTCCGGTCCAGATATTCCTTGGACCGGCCCTTCAAGGTGCGAACGATATAATTGCCCCTGGCCAGATTGGTCGATGAGCCGTCGTTGATGATTTCCATCCGGGCGATCTCGGTCACCCGGTGAGTGATCGCGGAGTGCAGTTCAACGCGGATGATCAGCATTGGGGGCTGGGCAGCGTTGGTTGTTGGTGATCTCGCCGGCACGCCATTTGCGCCAATACTCCCTGCGGGCCTCGGCAATGGCCTCGTTGTTGCGCGCATTGCGGAGCAGCTTAAATTTGCCGACCCGGACCTGCACCGCATGAGGAGTGATGTCGGTTCGGCCGAGCATTTGATTGATGTGTTCGGCCAGTTCCTCCAGGGTCATGCCGGTCGGGTAGTGTTCCTTCAGGAAATTGTCGGCCGCCTCGGACCATTTGCGGGTGCGTTCGCCGATGTTCCGGGCCAGCGTCTCAGGCGAGTAGCGCTTGCGCCGCTCCACGCAGCCGCCGCCATGATCGGCTGGCCGGCCACATGGGCACACGCCGCGGCGGGGCACGTCGCTGGTGTAGCGTATCAGGGTTTTCTGATTGATCCCGGTCGCCTCGCGCAGGCCCGCCAGGGACACGCCCTTGCCTCGCATCTCCCGCAGGAGTTCGACGAGCTTAACCGGTAACTGGCCCACTCGAAAGCTCGGCCTTCAGGCGATCCTTTGAGATATCCAGTCCGGCCAGCAGGGTCAGTTTGCCGATACCGTCGGCCACCGTGGCAGTCGAAACCTTACCGGTGGCGTCCACCATGATCAAAGCAAGCGACTGGATTTCGTTGGCTTCGATCCGCGTTCTGGCGTTCTCGAAAAGGTCACTGATGGTTGGCAAACAAACCCCCGAAAAGTCTTGGGGCGGGCGCTCCCCAGAGAACCCGCCCCAACCCCACTTGCGTCCTTCGAACCACGATCGAACCGAAGCCGGATTACCCCCTCAATGGATTCGGGGCAAGCTCACTTTGCTTTGAACAAGCGGCACCAATACTCAGGGTCGATCCGGCCGGCCACTTTCTCGCAGCCGTCGGGTTTCTCGAAATACCTGCAAAGACCGCACCGACGATCTGCCATCCCACGGCTGTAATCGACCGAGGTCTTCTTGACCTGTGAGGTCAGTTTCGCCCGTGATGCGTCCATGCAACCCCCACAACCGCAGCAGGACCGCGGCACTGACCATGATCGGCACACATACCACGGTCACCAAAACCAGCACAGCAAGAGACCCGGCAAGGATCGTCACTCCGAGAAATACGCAGCAAGCCAACAACAGGACCATGGCGGCATTTGAGATGAAGTCCTTCATCCCCGCAACTCGCAACCCATGTGATCCGTCTTTGGCCCCTTGCGCCACCGTCCAACGTCTCGGGTCCTGACGCACATCTTACACCCCCTCGAGCCGTTCGGACGTATGTAGAGGGTGTCACCAGAGAACGGATGACCGAACTTGCAGTGGGTTTTTGCCCGCTGTCGTTGCCCTGAGACCCACATCGCATTGCCTCGTCTGGTATTTTCAGCAGAAGTCACCGGCTCCATGTGATCTGGATTCACACAGCATCTGACGCGGCAAAGGTGATCTATTTCAAGGTCAGTTGGGATCGGTCCGACATAAGAAACGTAGGATATGCGATGCGCCAAGTTGCCACCTAGCCTGGCATAGCCGTCAGGATCGACATACCCATCCCATAGCCAGCATCCGCTATTCGGCTCCGGTGAGACGTGCCGCTCAAATCTTTGCAGTCGAGTGCCCTTCCCACCATTGCGCTTCCGGGTCACCACCGCCATCCGATTTTTCGTGGGTCGTCAGTCGGAGTTTTTGTGGGCAGCGGCGCTTTCACCCGAGGGCATTGCTTGAGTGCCTCTTGCATCTGTCTGCGGGCTTCCGGCATCACCTTGCCGGCGAGCACGTCACCCACGGCACCGTGGAAACGCTCGTGCACGGGATCGGGGACCGGCACTGGGCGGCCGGTGTCAGGGTCCGGTTTGGTTGGACCGTGGTAATCGTGGGCTCCTGGTTCGGTCGGCAGCCATAGCTGCTTCCGCAGGCGAGTGATCTCGGCCAGCAATCGGCCTTCCCGGTCGGTCACCGGCTGGATCATCTCGCGCAGTTTGATGTTCTCGACGTTTTTCTCGTCGTAGAACTTGTGCCATGCGTCCCGCTCGGAGCGGAGCATGATGTTTTCCCTGGTCAGTTCGGCCTCGCGGGTCTGGATCTCCAGGCTCCGCCCAGGAGGCGGGTCAGTTTTGATGGGCAGCCAGGGCGAAGGCGATTGCTGAAGCCGCTCCCAACTGGGGGCTAACTCTTCAGCGGGGACCGAGACACTGCGGGGCAGTCCTATCGGCTCTTGCCCGTGCAGTGCCAGGGGAACGACCGGGTGCCACCCGCCATGAAGCAGGATTTCCCGCCGCTGAAGCTCGTAGTTGAAGCGCTCGGTGCCAATCCGCGTCGGTTCACTTTCCATTTCACCCTCCTTTATTGCCGCGGCGAGCCGTCGGCGTGGCGGGTGACTGCGACGTTGGCCCACATCGCCGTGGTCCGGTGGTTCCGGATGGTCGCGGTCTTGTCCGGGCCGTCCGGCAGCAGTGCGACCAAAACATCATGGTAATACTTGGCGGCCTTCCGCAGGGCTTCCATGGTGGTCAACTGAGCATCGGTCGGCTTCAGGTATTCGAATGTGCTTTCGTGCATCTCAACCCCCATTTCTGTTGCGCGACACCTTACGGCCTCCTGGCCAATCTCCACAAGTGTGTGGTTTGGACAAATTTACCGGCAGCCTCTGGTCAGGCATTCGACTGCGGCCCAAATCACCGTCAGCGAAACCGCAGCCGACACCAGCATGAAGAGAAAGCCGATCCGGCGTCCTCTCCGGTCGCTCACCGCCGCCGCCAGACGAACGCGAGAAGAAGGCAGGCCGCGATTAGCTCAAGCGCGAGCATCAGTTTGTCGCCAATTTCGATCATTGTTGCGGCTCCCAGGTGACGTCGATCCGCAGCCGGTCCACGTCCCACCAAACGTCGTAGGCCATCACCATGCGGACGGTCAGCCCGCCACGCCGAACTCTGGCACAGGGCTTGCAGTCCGGCAGTTCCAGCGACGGCACCGTTTCCACCGGGCAATACCGGTTGACCGCGGTGTCGGCCGCCTCATGGAGATACCGCTCAATGAAGCTGTCGATCGTGTCGGCCAGGTGCTCGCGGTTGTAGGTGGTCTCGTAGGTGCTCACGAACCGCGGGTCATAGGGCCGGATCTGAGGCTCGATCAGCATAAAGGTCCATTTGACGAGGATGTTCGCCGTCAGGTCCTGAATGATCATGCGGCCCTCGGTGGATATGGCCACACAGGCGGCTCAGGAGCCCGCACAGCCCGGCGGTGCATCGCCAGCACCCTATATGGCTCGCGGTGCCTGATCGCGTGTGAGCGGGCCAGCCTGCCCATCACGAGGGACAATTCGCGGCGCGGCCGCACCGAAGCATCGGTCTGGTGATACGGCCGCCTGAAGGCCTGATCGGTGATCAGGCCAAAACACATCGGGGTCATGTGCCCATCCAACTGGTTCCTGGTCCGGTCGGCATTTGCATCGGAGTGAGTTCCGTCGGGTTAGCAACCCGGATCGATTCCCGCACCGGCTCTGCGAACGTCAGCACCACCGCGTCCCACTCGTCCGGCGATTTCACCCCTCTCGCCCGCATCTGCTCCTTGCTTTCCAGCCGCAGCTTCTGATCGGTGGTCTGGTAGGTGTAGGCCGGCGCACAGGCATCGGACTGGAGGGTGTCGGAATCCGGGATGTCAGCACCCGCTGGCTGCTCCAACCAGTCTTTCGACCGCATCCACATCTCCGCTCGCCGGTCCACTGGTCCAGGCCGCTTGGTGCCGTCGCGCATCATCCGGACACCGGTCTGCGGCCGGCCGCCGAAGTTCACCAGCTTGACCACCTTCGAATAAGGCTCACCCCAGCTTTCCAGGATGTCATACAGCCGGTCGCCGCCGCCGCCCGCGTCGATGAACATCCGGGTCGGCTTGTCCTGGTCGATGATATCCCTGAGCCAGGCCAGCGCCTCGGTCGTGCCGATCTTGTTGCGGCTCTCCACCTTGGAGACCTTACGCCCCTTCCGCCACGCCACTGAGAAGCGATCGTCGCCAAAGCGCGAGGGATCGACGCCCACCACCAGCGGGCCGAAGCCTTCCTTGTTGGCCTTGCGGGCAGCCAGCACCGTTTCCGGGTCGATATATGACTGCTTCCCGGTCGCTTCGAACATCTCGACCGCCGAAGCCGGGTATTCCTGCTTGAAGAGCTTCGGGTCCTTCAGTTCGACGATTTTGGCCCGTCTCCAGGCCATTTGCCCGTCAGTCAGCCCATAAGCGCCCTGGTAGAACCGCTCTTCCTCGGTTGGCGACCAGTCCGGATCGAACCCTCTTGTGTATTCCGCGGTCCAGAACCACGGCACAAACAGCGCCATGTAGTCACCGATCCCGCGCTCGGCGTCCTGCCAGTGGTCGTAGTAGGCCCCTGACGGCCCGGCTCCAGTGCTCTCCAGCACGATCTCAGTGCCAGCGAAGTCCGGCACGGTCTGCACGATGCCGGCGAAGTGCCCCTTCGCATTCGGGCTTGCCGCGACCTCCGACCAGTGCAGCAACTGAATGGTCTGTGACCGGCCGCCCGCCTTGGTGCCCGCGGTGCCGACCTCATACGACGAGCCCAGCCGGTCGAAGACCAGTTCCTTGGCGTTGTCCACGCCGGTCGAAGGCCTGAGAGGGTTATGCTCCTGGAACCGCTCAACCATTTCAAACAGGTTGTCGGTCGCAGGCTGCTCGTGGGTCATGATGTAAGTATGAATGCCGCGCCAGAAGATGCTGCGGTGGTAAAACCGAGCCGCTATGTAAGTAGAGACGCCGCTTTGTCTGCCTTTTCCAATAATAACCCGGACCTTGCCAGTCCGTTTCTTCTGGTCCTCAAGTCGCTGATGCACAAATCTCTGGGTTTGATTGAATACCAACGGCAGTAACGGATTGCTTTCAACGTCCTTTGGCTGTATCCGCAGGCATTCCTCGGCGAATGTCGGCAGGTCGCCGCGCAACCGCTCCAGGGCTTCTAGCCGTCGCTCGATATCTGAATCTGACATGGGAACCGGCTACCAATTGCAGCCGATTCCCGTTAACCGCCCTCGTAGAGCGCTCGCAGCAAAGCCTTGTTCTTCTCGTCCATCCACCAGCCCCGGTATCTGGCCGTATGGATGAAGATCGGCGGCGACAACGCCTTCAACTTCCTGCGGAGCCGGCAAATGAGCACATCGACATGCCGCGCATGGACCGGCTTCCGGCGCTTCAGACCGACGTCCAGGCGCGTGCACAGAGCGTGGTGATTGAGCGGCGTAGTCGAACCACTCAGAGCCATCAAAATTATCTCGGTCGCCCGGTTCATCGGAAGTTTGGGCTGCTGCGGAGGCGCCGTCGGAACCAGCGCTTCTTCCAGCGCCCGGATTTGCTCTCTGGCTTCGTGCAAAGCCAACCGACACAGGCCCAGGTCGGCCTTGCAGATCGCCAATGCGCGATAATCAGACTGGCTCATGGCCAGCCCGGCTACCAACCCAGAGCGATTCCCGTTAAGACCTCACCGGCCCGGAGTGGCCCGACGCCGTGAGGCTCGGGGGAACCGCCCCAAGCGGGAACGCCCACCGCTCCGGGTCACCCCTTGGTCAGCGTCACCCGTATCCAGTCGTCGTCCACCCTGTCGATCCGCTCCACCCACCCGTTCGCCATCGCCATCGCCTCAATCGTCGTCCGGCACTCCGCAGGCAGCATCCCGTCAATCGGCGACCGCCCCGATTTCATCTGCTCCCAGACCCGGCCGCAAGCGAACCCGTGCGCAAAGCTCGGCGACTGGTCCGGGAACGCCATCACCAATTGCCAGCCGTCGTCGCTCATACCCCCGTCCCCATGATCTTGGCATTCTCTGGAACCAGTTGCCGCACATGATCAATGTGCATCGTCAACAGCCGCTCCCGTAGCTCCGGTGGATGACCCGCCAGCCAGATCGACAGCAACTCAGCCAGCGCCGCACCCTGAACACCACCACTCTCGCCTGCCAATGCGGGACGGAGCTTACGGGCAAGTTCCAATGCCGCCTTTGCCGGGTCCATCACTCACCCTCCAGCCGCTTGATCAAATCGTGCGCCGCAATCGTAGCATCCCAGGGCTCGCCGCTCTTGCTCGGGAAAAACGGGTCCATACCCCCGCTGTGCGTCGCCTCAACCAGCATCGCAAACAGCGTGTCGATCGTCGCATGGCACCGCTTCAACGCCGCAGCCATCTCAGGCGCCAGAGCCATCTGACGGCCCAGGTCCGGGTGCGCCTCGTGAGCAAGCCGGCTCACATAAGCCACCGGCAACGTGCTCTCGTCCCGGATAATCCCCCCGCCCGCATCAAACCGCAGCATCACTCAGCCTCCACCGGTGGACCACTCAGCAACTGCCGAAGCATCCTCAAAGCCGGACCATGGTCCACACCAACCAGACACGCATCAATCAACGCCCGCTCAGCCGTCCGGATCGCCATGTGACGCTCAACCGCCGTCGGAGGACCCTTCTCAGCCCAATACCGATCAGCCGCAGCCATATCCCCAACCTCAGAAATTTCCATCACACCAAGCCCCCTAAATTGACCCGGCAGAAATATCAGAAATAATAAAAATTTGCCAGCCGATATCCACTAATCTGGGTGTCCTCATTCAGACACCGGCAGGGGGTTTTTCTCAGTGGAGGTCGTTTTCCCTGCGCTCGCTCTCTTCCCGACGGTCAAACGACTTGTGCACCAACACCCCCTCGTCCCAAAATGGGCCGCACCGACAATCCTCACTGTCGATGTCATGCTCCGCAATGTCTTCCAGCGGATATACCACCGCAGGAAGGCCCTGAGCGTAGTCAGGACCAAGGCTCGCCCAATATCAAAAAAATAATTTTGCCCAGCGGGGGGACGTATAGGGTGTGGGTGCATATTCACATGCACCGGGGTATTTCCACAGTGGGGATCGTTTTCCTGGCGGGTCCGGCCCGGATCGGCCCGGATCGGTCCCCGCCTCGGCGCGGTCGGCGCTGGCCGCCTCACGGCAGCGGCATCGACCACATCGCCTCGCGCTCGCTGACCTCGGCCGCCACCAACGCCAAGCGCTCGGTCTCCAGGGCCTGGGCCTGTTGCTGGCGTCGCGACCGCTCCGCCCCCTCCCGGGCGCAGTCGTCGCACCGGAACCGGCCGTGCCAGTCGTTGCCATCGCTGCATCGCTTGCCGCACTGGCAGCACCGCACCAGTCCGCTCGCCCGACCGTGCACCGCCGCCGCCGCCACTCCCCAGTCCGCTACCATCGCCGCCTCCTGTTAGTGGCCATACAGAACTCGCCACGCCTTCAAACGACCGTTTGAACTGTAGGCCGACCGTCCGAATAGACCTTGCCCTACAGGACAACCCCACATCTTGTGGTCTGTTAGCTCTTGGCCGCCTTGTCGGCCGCCGTGCCAGGCCGGAAGAACGGCCGCGCCTCGCCCTGGACCTTGAGCCGTGGTTCGAGGATCGGGCCGGCCGGGTGGTGGCCAATGGTCTTGGTCGCGACCGCATCGACGCGAGGGACCGGCACGCCGGCCTTGGCTTCGACGATGGCCTTGGCACGGGTGCGCCATTGGTCGCGCTGCTCCGTGAGGCTCGCGACCTCGGCCTCCAGCTTGGCGACCTTGGCGGCGTCGATGTCAACGATCACCGGTCCGTCCCGCAGGTTGACCAACGCAGCGGCGATGACCTCGGCCTTGCTGCCGCTCTGCGTCTTGATCCATTCGAGCAAATCGACCGGCAGCCGCACGGTCACTTGCTCCGTCTTGCTCGATGTCCCTGGCATGGGTCGGGTGCATACCACCCGCGACCGATTCCACCACGGGTGCATACCACCCGCTATACCCCCGTCGGGGTCTTCTCCTGCCTGTCTGGGGCTACCTTTTGCGCCGTTTCCTGCGGGTTTCAGTTGTCTGGTTCGACAAGCCAGTCGGTGATTGGTTGCTCGTCCTGGCTGGCCTGCTGCGCGCTTACATGCGCTTCTCTGGTATCTGCCTGGGGTTCGTTGTCGATGGCTTCGAAGCTGCCGTCGGCGGTCACCTGAAGCTCGATGGCTTGGATTGGTTCGGGCTTGCCGAGGCGGCGGCTTTCGAGCCGATCAAGCAGGCTTTCGAAGCTCTCATCGGCTGAATGGCTTAGTGGTTGGCTGGGGAAACCGTATGCGCGGTTCAGGATATGGCTCAGGGCCACGACCTGAGTTGCTTCGGACTTGGCTGGTTCCTCGCCATTGCGGAGCTTGGCCTTTGGGATCAGTCCGCCCAACACTGCGAGCCTTCTGACAGCGGCGGGACCGTAGTCGGCTGCGATGGCGCGGATCTCTCTGGTGACCTTGTTGGTCGATCCTTTGGGGCGTCCGCCGCGGTTCTTTGGTGGGGCTTGAACAAGGTCGCTCATGAGGCTTTCCGTCGGTTTTCTGGAATTGATGCGACGGTTGTCTCAGTTGCTGCTTATTTGCAAGTGCGAATAAATCAAATAGTTCTTTGGTTTTGATTACTTTGGTTTTCCGAGTTCGCTAAGTGGAACTGGCCTTTCGCCGGTAATCGCTTCCATGGCGTCTTCAACGGTTTCGTATCGACCGTCGTTGACTGCCTGAACGGCCTGCCTGAGGTTTGCGACCATTTCGCGGGCTTTGGCCTGGACCTTTGGTGGTGCGGCCTCCAGGCTGGCCAGGTAGTCTGGTCCGATTTCGACGGTGATGGGCTGGCGCATCACTCGCTCCCTGCGAACCTGAGAAGCCTGCTTGCGATGTAGGCCGCCTGGGATGGGCTACAGCGGTAGTAGACGTGGGTCCGTCCATCCTTGTCCAGAATGGCGACGATGGCTTCCTGGGCTTCAGGGTGGCGGCGCTGCGCCTCTTCCAGGACCGCTGCGGCGCTGACGAACTCTGGCATTGCGTTCCCTTTCGAGATAGGCGCTGCAAAGCGCTGCGGCCTCTGGTGTCGATGGGCGTTCGTGGTGATCGCGGGCTGCGTTCATCCAGCCGTGCCAGTAGGCCTTGCCACGGTTTTCTCCTGGCTCTGGGTCGCCCTTTTCGAACGAGCGGTAGCCTTCAACGATCTCATCGCTGGGCAGGCTGTCTAGGTCCTCCAGCGTGCTGACCGGCGCGAAGCTCATGACACCGGGCTCAGGTCTGCGGCGGCCTCCAGGACCGTGCAGGCGAAGCGGCGGGCTGTATCAGCGTCGAAGTGCGTATCGTAGGTCGGACCGATGCCATCGAGCGGCTTGAGCCTGATGTGCACGTGGTTCTCCGTGCACGTGGTGATGCTGATCTCTGCGGCTTCAAGCTCCATGCGAATCCCGCTGAAACGAACGATGGCCCGCCGAACGATCGACGGACCACCGGACTAGCCTCGGATGTGTGGCTTGTCAGCCCCTGGCTTTCTCGCCGCCCAGTCCCAGACCGCCCTTCGGCGGGTCGCGATCGAGCGTGTAGGCGTCAACCGGCGCTGACGTTTCGATCGGGAAGCGGCTTGATGAGCCTGGCCGGCTGCCTGAACCAACGCTCGTTGCCAGTTTCGACGACGACTGAGCCGGCGCCTTGATGGTGTGTTTGTCGGTTCCGAGTGGTCCCGCCATTTTGAAATCCTCCAATGGAGTCAGTTGTGCACCAGGATTGACTACACACCGAAAAGACCGTTTCGCAAGTCTTCCATTAAATCCACAGATGTGTGTTGACGCTGGATTGATTTTCTGGCCTTATTCCGTCTCTACCGCCTACGTGACAAGCCGAAAAGACCAAAACCTAAGGATTTCTGCCATTTTGCTTACCCGCGCCTCGGGGTTTTCAGGGGCGGAGACAGACAGTGATCTACCGCGTTAACGCTCACGACGCTCTCAACGGCACCGTCAACCGCACCCGTTGGGAAGCCAAAAGCTCCGCAATCAGCGCAGCCAAAACCTACTTCCAATCCGGCGCGTATCTCTGGGTTGACGTTGTTGCCGAGGACAAGGCGCGCCGCATCACCTACCCGCTGCACCTGGAACGGGTCGCGACCGATGAGGAAAAGGTCGCGATCTGCACCCGCTACGCTGCCCGCGTTGAGGGAGGTTGCTAACATGGCAAAGACCATCAAGGTCGCTCGCTTGGTCGAGAAGGCTAATCAGTTCTTCAAGACCTCGCCCGATAGCGCTCGCCTGGATCGCCTGCACGTCGCGACCTTCCTCGATAGCGTCTTGCACGAGACCAAGACCTACGCGGGCTTTGGCTACCTCACGGCCTACGGGGAACCAGGCAACGATAGTTCTCGGGTGTTCTACTACCTGCACCGCAGTCTGGAGGCCTGAGCATGGACAAGCAACTAGCTTCCATCGTGCTTTGCGCCGCCTCAGGTGGCTGTCTCGTTGGCGCGCTGCGCTGCATTCCGATCCGCTACACCAGGAGGGGCGCAATGCGCTTCCTCCGCGTGGGCCGTTTCCAGGCGTCCTGGGTAATGTGCAGGGAGTCAATCTGATGGACCGCTATTATGCCGACCTCAATCCCCGCGCCCTCGATACCCCATGGGGACCCGCGGAAAGCGTGCAAGACATCGGCGCCGGTATCCTCCATGTCACGACTGCCTCGCATGGCGGGTATTTCGTCCCTCGCGAGCTAAACGCGCTGATCCCGTTGGCCTGGCGCACTCACACGTTCGTCGCTCGCGGTATGATCGGCTGGTATGAGGAAGACTGCGACTGGTGCCTTGTGGCGCTGGCCTTCCCCACGACGTTCCCCCCCCCCCATGCTGCCGACGCTGCCAAGCGCATGTTTGACGCCACCATCGCCAAGAAGATCGGCCGATGACCGTCCGCGAACTGCTTGAAGCCCGCCGCGCTGACCTTGCCAGTCAGATCGACAAGCTGACCGCCAGACTGGCCGAGATCGACCATCTGTTGGTTGTCACCGCTGACCCTCGCGTCAGCAACGTCACGACTGCCCGCAACCCCCGCAAAATCAAGAGAGAGCAATCATGAACGCTTCCCCGACCATCGTTGTCGTCATCGTCGCGCTGGCCCTCTGCTTGCCGTTCGTCCGCCTGATGGGCGCGCCCGACTATCACCAACTCCCCCAGGTTCACACGCCGCGCTGACCATGCCGTGGCCAGCCTGCGGGCTGGTTACGCAATGGCCAGCGCCATTGACCTCGCAACCCACACCAAGGACTCCCCAGATGCCAACCGAACGCAGCTACGAGATCCAGGTAATTCGATACCAGTCTGTAGCAGTTGCTGCCTGACCATTGCGGCCCACGGCTTCGGCCGTGGTGGCAATGGCCAGTGTCATTGACGGGCGCCTCGCCGGTTCTCAGGGGCAGGATAGAACGATGAACGAGCACCAGAAGCACCTGTATCGCCTACTGGTCCAAGCGGGTGAAGCACTCCGAGCCTTCCAGCTTTACGAGATGGGCCGTGGCAACGGTCAGGTCGCGACCGCGGTCAACATCAACGTGACGCAAGCTCTGGTCCGGGTCTTCGAAGCCCAGCGCTCGATGGAGCGTGTTGGACTGGCGCAGTCACGACTGATGGAGGGCAACACCCGTGGTTAATCACCCCAACAGGAACAAGCGACGCCCGCGCCTTCAACAGGTCTGCGCCTATTGTCGCGGCTCGAATGTGAGCATCGACGCGACCGGGGTCTGGAACTTCACCAGACAGCGGTGGGAAGCGTCCGAGTTCGACGAAACCAACGCCTATTGCATCGACTGCGGCGGAGAAACCCGCATCGAGGAAGTCCAAATCGCCAGGGAGCCGCAGTCATGAGCACCAAAACCAAGGCCGACATTCAGGCGGCCGATATCGCGGCCCTTCTGCGCGCTCGCAATCCGCTGATCTGGATCGTATCGCGGGAAGAGGCTCGCGTTGAGGGCTACGTCATGGAGGCCGCCGCCGCTGCCAAATACGCGACACGGACCTGGGACGTGGCTCAGGGCGTTTGCGGCATGGACGGCAAGCCACAGACCAATATCGGCGACGCAGACCCAGGCAATATGCTTCGGGCGATCCAGGACCGCGCTCAGTCTGGCCGCGAGCGGTGCGTTTGGATCATGCGGGACCTGCCGCCGTGGCTTGAAGGGTCCATCGGTCTCACGACGTGCCGGATGTTGCGGAACGTGGCCCGCATCCTGCCTACCATCGGTCAGGACAGCGCTCAGGCGATTGTCATCTTGTCACCGTCCGCCAACGTGCCGGCCGAACTGACGAACCATTGCACGGTTGTGGAGTGGGACTTGCCGGACCGTGCGGAGATTGCCCGCATCCTGGACTCCTCCATCGCCGGCCTGCCGGAAGAGATCAAGAAGACCGCCGCGCCCAACGGTAGCCGCGACGCTGCCATTGACGCCGCTGTGGGTCTCACCGGGGAGGAAGCCCAGGCCTGCTACGCTCGCTCGCTGGTCCAGCATCGCCGCATTGATCCCGCGACGGTCGCGCAAGAAAAAAAGCGGGTTGTCGCGAGGGAGCGAGTTATCGAGTGGTATGACCCGATCCCTGGCGGTCTCGATGCCGTTGGCGGGCTTGACCTCCTGAAGGATTGGCTTGTGTCCCGCCGCTCCGCCTACAGCCCCGCAGCCCGCGCCTATGGCCTGCCAGCACCGAAGGGCGCGCTCCTGGTGGGCATTCCAGGGTGCGGCAAGAGCTTGACCGCCAAGGCCATTGCTACCGCCTGGGGCGTGCCCCTCCTGAAGTTGGACCTCAATGCGCTGAAGTCCAAGTTTGTCGGGGAGTCCGAGGGCAATCTACGGCGCGCACTGAAGGTTATCGAGGCCATTGGCCGGTGCGTGGTGTGGATTGATGAGTTGGAAAAAGCGCTTGCCGGTGCGACGGGTGGCGGCGCTGACGGCGGCGTGTCGATGGACGCCCTCGGCACAGTCCTTAACTGGATGCAGGAGCGGGCCGGCGAAGCGTTCGTGATCGCAACCGCGAACGACGTGACCAGCTTGCCACCTGAGTTGATGCGCAAGGGCCGGTTCGATGAAATCTGGTGGGTCGATCTGCCTACCCGGACGGAACGGGCTGATATCTGCATCGCCGCTCTGAAGGCGCACGGTCGGAAGGATGCACCGGTCGATTTCGTCGCGGTGTCCGATGCCAGCGAAGGGTTTACCGGTTCCGAGATCGCCAGCCTGATCCCGGACGCGATGTATGCGGCCTTTGCCGACAACCAACGCGAGATCACGACCGCCGATATCCTCACCGCTGCAAAGACGGTCGTGCCGATGTCCAAGACCTCGGCCGAGAAGATTGCGCGCCTGAGGGAGTGGGGTAATGCCCGCGCTCGCGCTGCCACCACACCAGAGATTGCTACGGGCGGGATCGTAACCGGCCGGCAACTCGATTTCGCCTAACCCATCCTTGCAACCTATCAATCTGACAGGCACCAAACCATGAACATCTCCACGCTCCGCCCCGGTCTCCTGGTCTCGCTGAAGACCTCCTTGTCCGGGAACGTCGCCTACCAACGGCGCGATATCGAGGCCGATCACATCGCCGCTGACGGCACTGCCCGCGCCAAGTGGGAAACGGACAGGATCATTGAAAACCCCGCTGAGTATGACTTAGCGGTGAAGACCCGCTCCAAGGCGCGGTCCATCGTGACCAGCGTTTGCACCCCCAGCCAGTTCGGCCTGCTTTGCCCGGAAGCGGACCGCGAGAAACTTGACGCTGCCATGGCGGAGGCGCGCGAGGTTGTCGCCTCCTTCAACCGTGAGGCTTCGCTGACCCAGGTCGCGGTGTTCATCCTGATTGGTCGGGTTGCGGCCGATGAGGTTGAAGCCGTGAGGGCAATCAACTCCGAGATTTCCGACCTCATGTTTTCGATGGAACAGGGGTTGAAGCGCCTGGACGTGACGGTCGTTCGGCAGGCCGCTGAGAAGGCCAAGCAACTGGCAACGATGCTGTCTCCTGAGGCTGCGCAGCGGGCGGAGAAGGCTATCGCCGTGGCGCGCAGCGCTGCCCGCAAGATCGTCAAGGCCGGCGAAGCCGCTGCCCTGGAGATCGACGAAGCCACCCTTCGCACGATCCGGGAAAGCCGCACGATGTTCCTGGACGTCACTGAGGCCGAGGAAATCCAGGCACCCGAGATCACCGGTCGCGCGATCGACCTGGAGCCGGTTGCGGACCTGGACATGCCCGCTACCCCCGCCATCCCCGTTGTTTCGAACCTGGAGTTCTGAGCCATGCCTTGCGACCGCACCCTGAAGCCCCAGCAGACCATCAAGCAACGCGCGGATGAAATCCGCGTGGTTGTGGCTAAAGCCGTCCAGGCGTTGGTCAGCGGCCGGATCAAGCCCAAGATCGGGCCTACCGGCGCCGTGGCCTTTACCGGCTTGACCGACGATGAGCGGGACGGCGTTACCGACAACTGCCTCTATCGCCGGATCGTGGCGACGGGCGGAGCACTGGCAAACGCTCAAATCGCCAAGGCTGAAGCGCTGGCCGGCCGCTCAGTGAACAAGCAGGCGATTGCGCACGGCCATCATGCCCACATGGTTGACGGAAAGCTCCATTGGCATGACCACAAGGGCTGACCTTGCCGCCCGCAACTTCAAACATGGGCACGCGCTCCGGGGGAAGGAAACCCCGGAGTTCCGTGCATGGCGGGCCATGATCGAACGGTGCGAGAACCCGAACCACGTCGGCTACCAGTATTACGGCGGACGGGGGATCAAGGTCAGCCCAAGGTGGCGCAC